GTATGATAGATTAACATCATTATCGCTGTCAAAATAGCATAGCATTACAAACCTCTTGCTAGGATAACTCCGTTATTTCCTGTATAAACTATTCGATAACCGTTACATAACAAATAAGGAACTACAGCACCGCATTTGCCGGTATATGTGCCAGAGTGATCAACTAACGGAGTATCGTCGCAGATTATCAATGATTGATCGGCCATATATGGCATACAATTTATCATCTGATGTAGATGTTCTATTTGACTACCTAGATTAGACCAATCAACATTTCTAAATGCATAACTTGTTCTAATGGTATCTGCGTTTGGTCCAGGATTGGACCAGTCATAGTTATCAAGATAAAGAACTTTGATTTGTTTGCCTAGTGTGGGCAAAATCTTCTTGGTCCACACACTGCCTGTTTCTACTTGCCATATAATATGATCTAGGTGTGCAAGTCGTCGTTGAGGTTCAATAACAACATCTACCGTATAAAAAGGTATTTCCCAATTTACTGATAATCCGTTAAAGAATTCTGTAGATCCTTCGTTTTGATCGCTGCCGATCTCTAATATCATATCACGGTCTTGATCGTAAGACAACTGAGCTAGATAAGGTTGACTGTTAAGATGAAAGTTTGCCATTATATAAATTGACTTCTATGTGGTGGAGTTTCGTGTGTAGCATTACTACTGTAATAAAACTGAATAAAATTTTGTCTTGCTACGTTTTCAGGGCAAGTTAATGGATTAGGGTGACCGTGTATTAAGCGTTCGTCATAATTCCATATTGCTAGTCTATTAGGTCTAGGTGCAATTTTAACTAGGCATTCAGTTTTATCAAAGTCCCAAAACTCTAGTTCACCTCCCCAATTATCATTCCACTCTGAATTCATATACAATATTATGTTAACACGACGGGTAAGTCTAAGCTGTTCATTCCAATTAAAATCATTGTGCAGGCCTAGACTATTTCCGCTAGATACACGAGTGATGCCGCCACCTCGATAGTGAGGATCTCCTACTAATTTTTCAATTCCGGTTAGCTGTTCTATCCATTTAAGAAATACGCTGCCCTGGAAGCTGTAGGCCATTGATTGTATTCTAGGAGTACTGGTAAAATTCCTACACTCTTTTCTATAACTTGTGCCATTACTAAACACAGTCCAATCTTTTTCTTGTAGGAAATCAACTTCAAAACTCAATGTATTAAACAATTCGTCAGGTAAAAAATTATCTATGATTGTGTATGGTACTGGAGAACCTTCAGCATGACTCACTGCTAATTTAGCAGGATCATAGTGTTGCGGTAATTCATTAAAGAATTTGTATATTTGACTGTGGCTCAAAATGTACCCTTAAAAAATCAAACAGTGAATTAAACGAACTGTTGTCTTTTTTAGACAGTAATATTTCTTTGTTTTTAGCAGTTATAGAAAGACAATTAGCTAACAGGTCCTTGTATTCTATTTCTGGTAAATTTGAAATTCGTTCAATTTCTGCTACGATCATATTTAATCGTTTTGTGTTATCAACTTCTTTATCATAATCCTCATTGATATACGGAGCAAACGTATGGAATCCCAGTGTTTTTAAATCCTCTAAGAAAAACGGAGTAGCAAATACAATGAACGGTTTGCCGCAAGCAATAGGTTTATTGGTTTTTTCTGTTATGCTACTTGGGGCTAATGTTCTACTATATTCAACGTACTTAGGTACATAGTATGATAAGTCATAATGAGTTTCAACTAGTACATGAAAATCAGCTTGCATAATCGATTCGTAGGTTACATCTCCCCATTTATTCAATACATTATCTGAAGCATCTAGTGTATAAGGAACTTGAGATAACCATTGAGTTACTGTATCAGTTATTTGAAAATTATGGTTTGTTAAATCTTCAATCATTGTTTCTTGACTGTAATACTTTACATCACCGTAAGGAAAAATATTATAAAAACTGTATCTAAAGTTTTTTAATAAATCTTTACTAGCAAGTTCTGCATATAGATGCAATCTCCAAGGTCTATAGTTCCTACTCAGCATACTAAATTTATAACTTGTTTCGACAGATTCAGGAATAGTTGTTTTTTGTAGAAGGTCGTTGAACACTCCAATGTTAACTCCATATATTTCTAACTCAGTTAATCTGTCTGTTAAAAATTTTCTATGCACTTCGTCCATGACAATTATATAGATTTTAGATGGATGTATATTCTTTTCAGTGATTACTTGTTTTATATCATGTGCTAGTTTGTATGTAAATGTTTCGTTGCAATTTTCATAGACAAATTTTGCAGTAGGATCAGTTCTTAGATGATCCCAGTGTTTATCTTCTAAGCTGTTTAATAAACCTACACCTTCGTGAAGGTCATAGTAATAATGAAAATAATAGATGTTATTATCAGTACATTCACATTCAGACAACGGAGCCATTAAATTTTTATTAATCTTTAAATCGTAGACTCTTCCAGTTTTGCTAAAAATTTTCTTTTGACTTTTGATCCAGTTGTAGGTTTGTTTTAAACCATATTCTAATGTGTCAGCGGGCGCCCATCCTCCAATTAATCCTTTGATTAAGTTGTTGTCACTGTTGCGACCCATAACGCCTTGCGGGCCGGGAATGTTTTTAATCTTAATATCTTTGCCAGCAATTTTAGCAATCAACAATACTAGATCATTAATACTGATCATTCTATCGCTACCTAGATTAATTGGCATCTGGCTGGCGCAGGCCATCATCTTGTGAATGCCTTCTATGCACTCATCAATGTACATAAAACTACGAGTTTGGTTACCAGGTCCCCAAACTTCTACTTCGCCCGTGCTTTCAATAACCTTACGACACAATGCCGCTGGTGCTTTTTCTCTACCGTCGCACCAAGAGCCTAGTGGTCCGAAAACATTATGCAATCTAGCAATTCGAACTCTAAAACCATAGTTGCGACCGTAGCTCAAATATAGTCGTTCACTGAATAATTTTTCCCAACCGTACTCGCTATCAGGTTCTGCCGGGTATGCACTGTCTTCACTGCACTTAGGATTATCTGGATCAAGTTGATTGTACTCCGGATAGACGCAGGCGCTGCTGGTATAAAATACGTTCTTGACTCCTTTCTTGACCATTTCATTTAAAATGTTAAGATTGATTGTTGCACTATTATGCATTATATCAGCATCATTGTCGCCGGTGCTGATAAATCCTGCTCCGCCCATGTCGGCCGCTAATTGATATATTTCGTCTAGATCACTAGTGACTACTTTTTCTACTAATGTTTGGTCTCGAAGATCAACAATATGAAATTCGTCTGCATCAGTTTTAGAATACAAGGGATATTTTAAATCAACACCAATTACATAATGTCCTTGCGATTTTAAACTTGTTACTAAGTGAGTTCCAATGAAACCACCTGCGCCACATACTAATATTTTTTTATGTTCCATATTTTTCTACCAAATTATCTATCTCAATATCCTGCATTGTATTTAAATGTGCTACATTATAATCTACAATATTTTTAACTGCATAGGTAAAATCAATTTTTACATGATCGGGCCAGCTAGCAATAGATTTAATCACTGACATTATCATATCAAAACGTTTTACATCATCTTTCTCTAGGTCGTAGCTTTCATCCCAGAATTCTCCAAATGTTTTAAATCCCATATCTTTAATATGCTGTAGGCTTCCTGTTGCTCCTACCAATATAAAAGGCTGCATAAAAGCAATCGGTTTATAGGTCTTTTCTGTAACGTGTATAATCTTATTAAAGAAGTATGTTTCAGTAACAATATTGATCAACGAATCATTGTAAAGATGCTGTACTGGATTTGAATTTGGTTCCATAGGGTAGCTACCAAAATTGGGATTATCCAATACTAACGGAAGATGAGTATCTGCTGCCAGTACGTCTTCTACTTTTAGTCCCATATCTGGAAATCTACTTAAAAGATACTTACAATTATCGATAAACGATCTATTGGCTTCGGGCTGTGTTTTGTCCATGCTATAATAACATTGATTTAATAATCCACTTTGTACTATTGCTAGGTACAACATTAGTCTATGATCGTTATATCTTCTATTAAAACATAAGAATGTTTTTTTGCGAGGTCCTGGTTGATATGTTGTCTTTAAAGATTTTGGAATAGCATCTTTAACATCACACTTGTCAATTCTAAAGACTGGAAAATATTCCATCTTCATCTCAACAGTTTTATTTTTACGCCTACAGAAATCTTCATAAATTTCATCACCGTTAGCACAATTAGTTAGATATATTATCTGCGTTAACGGAATTTGTTTTTGAATAAAATAATCACCCATGCTTTCTAATAACTCATCATCTAGGTATCCTTCGTAGAATAATGTAACTAGAAAATATGCTTCTTTATTTTTAATTCTTTCTAGTACTAAAGGATTGATAATACCGTTATCAAGCAGTCCGTCGGCATGATGAAAATTATGAAGTCTATCTCGATAATGGTATACTCCAAAATTTAATTCGTACAAAAAGATTCCATTGGGCAATTTAAAAGAAGGAATAATATTTGCATCTGTTATTCTGTTATAAAAGTGAGGTCGTTGAAATAAATCTCCTTTTATGTTAGGGAAATGATAATTAATCTGCCCAGTCATTAGGTCAGCAATTGTTGGTAGCCTATTATTAGTTAATGGACCTGTTGGGCCTATCCATTCGTATACCAAGTTTAATTTCTTATTCATCTTTGCATTTATTATAAAAATCTAACATTTCTGGAAAAGTATTTACAAAGTCCGTTCCTCGTCTACGATCGTATTCTGTAAACCAATTATAAAAATCTTTGCGGCCTTCTTTAAGTTTATCATCGGAATATGTTGTAGTCTGCATATAATCTACTACACGCCTAAATTTTTCATATTCTAAGTTAGTAAAATTATTATGACCAAAATCATCGATATTTTCATTTATATAATCAAGATGGTCTTTCATATACGGCATAAATGTTTCCTTAGGCAATATATTCATGTCATACTGCAACGGTTCTTTTAAATAGGGCGTATCAAAACGAATTCTGTGTTGTAAATTATCATCGAAAGAATGATATTTTGATCTCCATTCTAGTATCTTTTCTAACAGGTTTTTAAATGTTGTTACAGTTAATATATTGAATGTTATCATTATAGTTACAGGAAGTTTAGTTTTTGTCAAATAGGTATCTAAATTATTTTCCCATACTTCTAGATCTAGTCCTGTTCTAATATATTCAGCAGGAGAACCCCAGGTATCCATACTAGTAAACAATTTAAAATTTTTAATTTTATTGTTGTTAACAAGATTGTTAACTTTTTCTACAAGACGCTCAATTAGAATAGGCTTAACTCCTAGATTGGTATTGATGTTTAATTCTAAATTGGGTGCTGGATTTTGATCCAGGTCATCAAGCAAACGCCAAGTACTTTGCTGTAATAATGGTTCTCCACCAGTAATGCGTAGAATGTTTAGAGTCTTTCTAACTTCGGGCCACCAACGCCACCATGCTTCTACATAAGGGTTAGTTTCTTCTTCATAGACCTTAAACCAATCTATGTCATTGCGGTGATTCTTTACTGTGGTGTATGGTCCGTGATCTTTAATTTCTTTATGATAGGCGCTACTGTGTTTAGGGTGGCAATATCCGCATTTAAAATTGCACTCGTTACCAAAACTTATTTCAATATACTCAGGGTTTATATTTTGATCCCACGGGCCAGTTTTAATTTGTTCATATCTCTCAGGCGTGTATATTGTGCTGTTGCGTTCTTTACGATCGCTAACATAATCAGCTCCCATAGCTTCGATGTTCCAGCAATAATTACAACCGCTAGGTTTTCCACCATTTAACATTTCCAGTCTTTCTAATTTTTTTTGACTGGTGTTGTGTAATGCGCTAGAATCTATAATAACTTCATCTAAGGGAATCTTGTGAGGTCTCGGATGATAGCAACTGTGTGTTTCACCTGTTTGAAGATAAATTGTAGTATGATGCCATTTAGCCATACAGAAAGTAGGGCTAATTGCGTTCATTATAGGAATAAACTTCTTAATTCTGTTTATAGTATTCATTAAATTTTTCTTGTAACCAATCAAAATCATTTATCTTGATTAGCTCTTCCATATTACCTATATTTTGTATTCCAAAATCTTTTCCTGCATTAGCGCCAGCTATAGAATATTCTTTATAAGGTACATCTCTTCCAACTGAGCACCAGACCAACAATCGTGTTTCTGTATCTTGGTCATAAGTTTCATCAATCACTTTGCTAGACAATTTTGCACATTCTCTAAATGCGCTACGCCATGTGCTGAATTCATCAGTATTAAACACTGTTGTGTTAGAAATCTTGTTTACAACTTTAAATTTATTACTAACGCTGGTTGTCATGTCAATGGTGTTGAGATCCATGTCAAGTATCAACTGTTTAGGAAACAATTTTACTCCGCCATTACCATATCGTAACCCGTTAACAGGATTTTGACTAGCCCATACATAAACTGTTGATTGTTGTTCTAGCCTATTACCAGCATCATAGTGTGGAAAATATTCAATGTCAAAATTAAAATTGTCTACAAGTTCAGCATCGGCATCTACTACCCAAAACATTTCAGTATCTACTAGTTTTGCTGCCTCAATATGAGCATTATGTATTCCCTTAACACCGTGTACTCGTTTAGCATCAGGTCTTTTTAATTTTAATTTTTTGTAGTTTTCATCAGCATTAGATTCATTATAACTTATAAACACAACTTCATAGAGCTTTGGTTTGCTGACAACAATATCCCATTCTTTCTTTTCTATAGGAAATCTATACTTAAATTCTTTTTCTATTAAAACTTTATTTTTGCTGGCCAACATAAGACCATCAAAATATTTGTCGTTCTTAAACACATGATTTATACTTCGATCATAATCATACTTACTATCTAAGGGATCAAAATGTAAATCAAATATAGAATTATCAATAACTTCTATATCATTCCATACACACCAAAATAATGACTGTGTCTCATGTTCACAAATTTTTAAATATTCTTCATAAGAATTTATATGATATTTTTTGTAAGTGGTAAATTTAAACTTACTAGCGATTGTGGGGATTTCTTTTTTATTGATAAAAAATCTAAAATCAAATTCTTTCTGTGATACAGATGAATTTTTAGGAAATAAACATACTCCAGCTCTGTAATATTCTATATCTTTGTATTGAGTTTTAAAAGTATGAATATATTGCTCATCCCATTTTTCAACACGATAGTCAAAGTTAAAATCGTCAAGGATTTCTTGATCATCCCAAACTAACCAAAAGAATTTTGTAAATGATTTTTTCTTTACATCGTCAATAGATTGTACATTCTCAATTTTTTGTGCGCTAGGAAATCGACAACGAAACTGTTGCCAGCTATCTGCATCAACTTGTTGTTTGCTTACATAAAAAATATCGTAGATCATCTTAGGTAGGTGTTAGTGAGTTTAATTGTTTCTTCGTAGAGATCTAGAGTATATTTGCTTTGGCTGGCATTTAGATAAGGATAATCAAATCCCATTCCTCTTTTAATTTGTTCTCCTAAATGCTGTATATCGTCTTCTAATGTACTGTGATTGACATTTTCATTGTAGATATTTTTTAAGATCTCAAAATCTCGCACATCAACATAATTCCAATCAGAACAGTTGGTCATCCATTGGCCTAGTCTTGCTCCGTGAATAGCGTATAATCCGTTTTCTTCATGGGCGCCAACTGTTGACCAAATCTTTAATCGATGTAGATTATGCCACCAAATTCGTTCGCGGATTTCATCAGCTGGAACTCGCACACCGTCTAACAGAGTCATTTTAACTCCTTCACGGAATCCTGCTCGCCATGCTTGAAATGGGGAGCCTGTAATAACTGTTTCACTGTAACATTCAGCAAACTGTTTATACCCGTCTTCCCAACAAAAATCTACTTGCCCACGATCGCTGTCGCTAGCTTCGTGAGTTTTCATATTAAGGATAAAATCTTTGCGCCATATTTTAAGGCCGCCATTGCCATATAACAATCCATTAATACGATTTCTTGCCAACCAACTGTAAACCTGTATGTCTTTGTTATTGGGGTCGAACTCTAAATTAAAGAATCTGTTGTCAACAATGTTATCGGCATCAACAGTAATTACCCATTCAGTTTCACTAGCTTCTGCCGCGGCCTTGTGGGCAGCATCGCTACCTTTAACTCCGTGTATACGTTTAGCCCAAGGAACCTTGTTACATAAATCAGCATAATGCTGATCAGCGTTTGGTTCGTCATAGCTAAGAAAAACTACATCAAGTTCCAGTGTCTTCATAGGTATATTTGTCAAAAATTCGTCGTGTATAAATGCTAAACTTTTTAGGCAATTCTAATTTAAATCTATGCGGATACTTCACTAGTTCGTTAACATTAAAGCTAATCATTTCTTGTAGTACATTAGGATCATTGTATGCTGTTACAAGAAACACCATGTCTTGATCACCTTGCCATTCTACAGTTTTAAGTAACGGATTAATTTTAAAGGTCAATAGAGATTCAGCTCGATCATATTCGATTGAGATGTCAGGCTTGGTAACATTGCTCCAGCGTTTGTCAATGACCCGATGTAGAACATCATCGATCTTGTTAAGGCCAGTTATAGATGCAAGAGTAACCTTGATAACTTTACCAGATATAGTATCTACTTTATACTGACGTAGTGTTTCTCCGCGTTCATATATACCTAGAGCAATATCAAGATCTACCTGTATTTTGTTTTTAATATGATCAACGTTAAACCCAGGATGCAGTGCTAGAACATTTCCAGCCCCATCAAATTCAAAGAAATATGTTTCTTCTGGAACTTTGATAGTTTTAATCCATTCGTCAAATGGAGCTAGATCTAGTTTTTCTTCCATACTATCTCCTCTAGCATACTGATTAACTCATCTGTAATAATGTCTTTTTCAACATAATGTATAACATCAGTTTGTTGATAATTTCCAATCTTTAGACTACCATCGCTTTTAAGATAAAATCCTGCTTGATCAGTTACACGGTCAGCATCCCATGGCCAATTTTGTATTTGTGGTTTTAAATGTACTACTCTTGGAAAGTCTAGGGGGTAAGCAATTTCATTGTCAATATCTAGCAACTTAGCTGACAAAGCAAAAGACTCGTCTGTACCAATTACCTTAGGTATGTGATTGTTTAGATATAGATTTTTAAACTCTTGAGGATTGATAAAAATCTGCCGAGCTAATTCAAAAAATTCTTTGCCGCAGTCTTTCTTAAAGAAAGTCCACATAGAATATAAATTAGGCAAATCATTTTTGGTAAATGCTTTACGATAAGCATCACTAGTAACAACTTCACCTCTAAATGTGTACGCACGATTAGCCACATACAGGTCTGTATTTTCTACAAAATAATCTATCCAATGGCTATAATCTCTAAGGAATAACATGTCAGCATCTATACATACTGTATGTTCCCAAGGTGTTATTTTATCCATCCACGAACGACCATCCCAAAATGTTTGTTCAGGCCATTCTATAACTTTATCAAATACCCAAGGACTTTTTAATTCTTTAATTAAAGATTTATCATTGATTACTAATGCTACTTTGTCGTAACCTTGCTTTTGTGTGTTTTTAATACTCAAGGCGGCGGCATAGGCTAATTTAACATAGTCTATATCGGGATGGGCTGCTACAAATATTAGGTAACCAAAATTCATATTAACTCCAGAAGACGATCGGCGTTTCTGATTATGCTTTGTTTATTCATAATATGAACATCGGCACCTCGAGTTGTAGCAGCCCAAAAACCTGCAACATCATGAGGTTGGCTAACTAAAAATGTCAACTTATCTTTGTCAACACTATGTAAAATGTCTTTGTCGAATACTGTAAGAATAGGAGGTAGTGTATAGGCAAACTCAGTTTCAAAACCATTCATGATATGTTTAGCAACGCTAAAGGCAATGTCGTTCCTAAATTGTTTGGGATTAAAACGGAATAGATCTGCATAGTAAACATAATTGTCTTTGACAAAGTCTACTAATTTAAAAAAGAATTCACTCTCGGAACTTTTATCAAACATCACTGTTGTTGCCCAGAACATGTGTACTCCGGTTTCACTAACACGGCTATCTAAGATGCCACCACGCTCTCCGGTAAGGTCTATCATGCTGTGCCCCATCATCACAGGGGCATCCACTGACCAATACTCATTTAATTTGTTAGAAAAGATTAGATAGTCGCTATCAATTAATAATGTTTTATCATAAGGACTAAGTTCCCAAACGCTATATCTATTTGAATTTACAAATGGAATAATTTTACTTTCAAAGCCATCGTGTAGATTTCTTACATTCTTAGTGTATGGTTTTTCGACTTCAATGATTTTGTCAAAAATTTCACGAGCTCTAACAATCATTCCCGACTCTTCTAACCAAGACAATGTGCTTAAATCAGTTACAAGACTTACAGGGATACCAAGATTTTTCTTGGCAAGTCCGCCTGCAATAATAGCCATTAGGCCATAATCAACATCAGGGCTATTGTGAGCAAATATTAGTACACCTTTGGTCATACATCCAATAACTTTTCAACTGTTCTACTAGACTTAATCTTTTGATAATCTTCATAGTATTCATAGGTAGCGGTAAAGTACCTGTCTATGATTTCATCTTTAAAAGTCTGCAGGTCAGCTACGAGTACTGGATTTCCATTTTCGTCAATAAAGGGTACATTTTCTGTACGGCCTTGATCAATCAGCATTTGCACAAATACAATAAGTTCTCTGTTAATTTTAAATAATCCACCGGCGTGGCCGTAGGTCAACTTTGCGTTGATTTTTTCTTTGAGGGTTTTTCTTTGAATGGCAAGAGTTTGTCTGTAATTGGCAAACTCAAGTGCCTTTGATAATCTTTCGTCCATTGGATCTCCGAATAAACATAGCTGATTATTTACCAGCTAGTCTAGGAGTCCAAAATATTATCCGCCTGTTATTGCCCCTGCTGAGTAAGTAGAATAGCTGTAGCTGGTCCAAGTACCACTTGGAGTAAGTGAATGGCCGCCTGTAGGATAGGTAATTTCAACTGAATAGCTTAATGTACCATCTACAATGTCTTCCGGTGCTGGTGGTTCGCCTGGAGCAGGGTCAACATAGGGATCGCTCCAAGTTAGTGTAAAATAAAATATAGTGGCTGCGCCGCCCGAATTATTTGTATTAGTGCTAGCGTTAATTCTATAGAAGTTAGATGCGTACGGGCCGCCAGAATTAATTCTATATAACTCTGTTCCACCAGTGCCCCAGCCGTAAACAGAGCTGCCGCCAAATTCCTGGGTGCCGGCTGATGATAGTAAACTA